AAGCTCTTTGATCTGTCTAGCTAGATTGAATCTGTGCAAGTTGTCTGCTATGCACCAGGCCAGGGCAGATTTTGTGCCTGAAAACACGCCAACATCATCATCTCTAAGACGTACCTGGAACAAGCTGTCCATAGGGTGTATGGTGTATCTGCCAAACGCACGGTATTTTTCTCCGTCTTCGATGATCACTTGATCAAGGATACGGGGCAGTTCTCGCTCGGCCAATGCAGCAAGTTTGCGACTGGCTTTCATTTTAGTATGATCTGTGATATCAACCAACCCACAGTGCCAATGAGAAAACCAATGATGCCAATGCCCCAACTGATCAGTCGATCAGTTTGTTTTGCAGCCATTTTTTGCATCATGTCATGCACTTCTGTGACCATGGTTCTTACTGCACCCACATCTGATTCGACATTTTGAATCTTGAGTTCCAACATGCGGTAACGCTCGGCGCACAGCTCAACGTGGGCTTCTAGGCTTTTCTTTTCAATATCGGTAGTGTCCATGAAGTTATTTATGCTCCACGGACTCAAACCAAATGTTCACATCTGGTCGCAACAATGTGGTAAGTTCTTGTTCTACATAGTTTATTACGGGCACACCGGCACATGCTTGTTTCAGACGACCCACTGGATCATTGTTCAGTCGAAACACATCTTCCTGATCTGTGTCAAAATCAAACTGCCATCGGAGATTTTCCACCCGCACACGAGTCACATGCAACGGTTGTGTGTAGAGACTGATCAACTGCATGATGGTTTCCCAGTTGCGTTGTTGATTTCTACTTCGTAACCATGTGGCTTGATTGATCACAGCCTGCCCTTGTTGGTCGGTGATGGGCAAGATGTTGGGACGAAAGTGCCCGGTGACTCCGGTGGGTCTACAATCAAAATCAGTTGTTACACGGATGCTCTGGGTCATGGCGTATTTACGGCCAAAAAAAAGCCCTGGAAATAAACCAGGGCCTTGATTGTTCGCTACTACCTGAAATTAGGTTGGAGCAAAGTTTGCTGCACTTGTGGTGAACACAGCGTTGCCTGCACATGAATTCAACTGGATGTTCTGACCACCGGAAGCCACTGTGGCACTGGTATTAGCAGTGGCCAGCAATGTTACATTGCTGTAAACACCTGTTGGATAGATAGCCAAGTTAAGAATTGTGGGTGCAGCCGGGCTGACCTGATACATTGCCACTGTGCCTTTGGTCTGGATGGCTTGCATCAGGTTGTTGATGTAGCCATTGACATTACCAGAACTGATCAGACTAGCGTTGGCGACCAGGCTGAAGAAATCCAGCTTGGGGCCTTGGAAGTTGACTGAGCCCATCGCCGCGATGTTAGCTGTGCCTCCAATATTACCATTGGCCGTGTCCATGTTGAACACTGGTTGTGTGGTACCGTTTGTTTGTGTAAATACTGCCATTTGAAAATCTCCTAAAAAGTGGGCTTTTGCCCTACTCTTATTTATGAAATCGGCAAAAAAACCTGCCCTTGGCTAGTTGTTTCGAGCTTTGTTTCTGGCAGTGAAATCAAATCTGTTCACGGCTTTGCCATAGCCCGCAGGGGTGGCAAACACCCAACCTTCGTTGCCGGGCACCTGTGCATCCAGTTTGCCCAGTAGATCCAGTTTGAGATCATGCAACAGTTCAAACAACAAGAACGCAGCAGCCAGGCCTTGCTCGTTTGAGGTAGGGCTACGCAGATATTGAGCTATGTTGCTGACCTTCTGCGGGGTCTGTGTCTGTTGCAGCCAGGCCATGAAGCCGGGCACTAGATCACGAAAATCACCTGTGTAGGCAGCATGCCGTGGATCTACTCGTTTGTTGATATAGTCGATAGCCAACTTGGCTAGGTCAGTAATCTTCATGGCCCGTAGTTCCATGGGATTGAATAGTGTGTCTATCACTGCTCGATTTTGGCGCAGCAATGATCGGATCTGTTTGACTATGGCATTGTTCTTGGGCACAGCCTGGGCATAGATGGGTTCTATCAACAACAGTCCCGGCACAGGATTGAACTTGACTCGACTGAGCGGTTGCTTGGCAGCATCTACATCTTCATACATGGTATGCACCGCAACACCAACTTCGCTGTTGGCAATCTGCCGGCCGAGATCACTGGCCACCGGAATACGATATTGCACTGTGTTGGGTTGGAACACTAAATTACCAGCTTCCACCTGTGGGGTTGCGGTATACAATAGATCACCTTTGACATAACCACGGAAGTTTTCAGGTGTGGCAGCTTCCAGGTATGGCCAGATGGTTTCATATGTGGGCAGCAAGGTTTGTATTCTATCTGCTTTGTTACCTTTGGCAGCAGCATTGGCATCTCTACGAGCCAGATCTGTGGCCACTTCGCGAGTGCTGGTGAACAATCTGTTGGCTGTGAATCCTGCGTCATCGGTGAGTACGAACTTTCCGGTTTCGGGACTGCGACCAAATACCACCGCCGGTTTGCCATCCCATTTGACCGATCCGGTTCGGGGATCATCATAAAAAGAGTCGGCTATCAGCAATGCTTGATCCACCCCTGCTGATCCGCTGCGAAACACATAGTCTTCCAAGTGCTCGATGCCTTTAGCCTTGCCGCCCACAGCAGTAGGTTCTTGTTCGTACAGTTGATATGATCGCTTGGTTTCAATCAAAGGCTGCATGCCTTGATTCACTATACGATCACGCAAACGGGCCAAGAAGTTGGCATCGCTTTCTCTCACAGTCATTTCTGGCTCTCGCATGCCTTCCTTGGCCAGATATTCACGGAAGTCTGCTGTCTTGGCTTCACGGTCAGGATCATTCGTGAGTGCAGCATAGATTGATTCTACATTCTTTAGATTGTCACGGGTAGCGCCGCGCCCTAACAACACACTGGCCACATAATCAGGATCCATGCCACCCTGCACCAGTTCATTTGTGGTTCTAGAGAACATACCATTGGCACCCACTTTGAGTCCTTGTTGTTTGGCTATGCTTGACATCAACACATTACGATTCATGCCCTTGTATTCGGAATCCTCGCCACCGCTGTAGTAAAAACTGCCCCAGTCCAGGTTAGGGAAGAACATGAAGTCAGTCTGCACAAATCCACGGTTGGCATCACCGGCAATAGGAGTGCATAAGTGAACTTCACCTCGCTTGCTCACATATTCTCTAGGGTCCAGGCCTTGGCTTTGCACAAATTGAGTTAGGATACCGGCCAGTTGTTCTTTGCTAATTTCATTGAGATCCACAGCCAGATCCAAGTCGCCTGATGTGGGTTTCTTGCCAGTTGACCCCAACCAACGGTCGCGAGAGAATTCTATACCAGTGACCTGTTCTATCCAACGGATAGTAGCAGGCACATCTGCACGATTGATACGCTGGGTGCGCGGTTCACCGTCTTTGGTTTTGAATACGTTCCCGCCTTCCAGCAGTTTATTGATTTGCATGACTACGCCTTACGGTTCTGGCAAAACGTCCTGCATCCCGGGTACGGATGGCATTCAGCAGTTTGCGTGTGAGATTTTCTGCTTGCTCTGGCGAATATGCAGCATCTATCTGTTCCAACAGGTTGATGGCCCCTGCAATGATATTTGACGCGCGGCTTTCTATTATCAAGTCACGCTCACGCTCGACATACATTGAATCCAGTTCTTCCAATAGACTACGGGTGCGTTTTTGCATTGTGTTCAAGGGCCTTTGAGTTATTTATTGGTTTTAGCCTGTTTTGATCTTGCCCAACAGCTCCTTGAGCTTGTTGCTTTGAACATCTGCTGTGATCTTGGGTGTAGGATCCAGTGGATCCACACCGGGCTTGGCCTGACCTCGTTCCCATTTGACCGGCGCTGCGGCATCTGCTGGCGCTACACTGGCTCGAGCCTTGATGGATTCCATCACGCTGCTGGGCTTGCGGAATCCGTTGTCAGCGTCATCACCGCCGGCATCTGTGATACGCATGGTGTCAATGTTGTATTCCAGATCAATCTTTTGCCCTACACCTGTGGAACTGCGCGATTTCATGCATTGGATCTGATACTTGCCACGCTCTTTCATTGAACGACTTGTGAGGATACCAAACACATTGTCTGCTGTGTTGATCTTGGAAATACCACCCGAGATATGACTGTGATCAAACTCCACTTCTTCCACCGCTGATCTATTCAACTGCGACGCAGTGACCATGAGCATTTGCAGTTCTTTGGCCAAGTTACGCAGTTCTTCCGACACATACTTGTCTTTCACGAACAAGTCATTGGGGCTCACTTTGGCACTCACAGGCATCAACAAATCCAAGTAGTCGATCATCACAAAGTCCACACGCTTGCCTGTTTGGATCTGATACTCTTTCAAATAAGCACGGATGTCATTGATGTTTGACTGTGCTGGTAATCCTTTCACTTGATAGTTGCCCGACTTCTTGGCCACCAGTTTGACCTTGAGTTCTGCTGTGTCAATGTCCTTGCGAATATCTTTGGTGCTCATGTTTGTGAGCATGGCATCTGTTCTCAAACTGGTGAGCTCTTCACTCAGTTCCAGGGTGATGTATACACCACTGAGTCCTTGCTGTACCCAGTTCAATGCTATATTCATCATCACAAGACTCTTACCAGATCCGGATCCTCCGGCAAAGATGTTTAGTTCTCCTCGACTGAATCCACCATACAGCAGCCGATCCATCTGTGGCCAACCTGTGCTTACTTGTCCACCAGATTCAAAATATCGGCGTATGCGACCAGCAGGATCGGCAAAGTAGTCTGTGCCCATGTCCTTGGTCAGCGAGATCTGCACAGCATCCTTGATCAGTTTCTCCACAGGATCATAATCACCCTTCTCCAACAAGTCTGCTGCTTTGAGGATAGCCCGTTCCAGTTCTT